ATTGAATTACCCAGTGTCCATAACTTCTCTAGACTTTCGCTACGATACATCTTAAACCCATTATTAACGCTCCATAAGTACTTATCGCGCTCACCTTTTTCATCCCTCACCGGAAAGTTCAAACCAAATATGCACACATGATAATGTGGCCGTTTCAACTTTTCCCCATATTCACCACAAGCGAAATATCTTATTCCCGCACCATACTTCTTTCTCAGCCTTTTCATAAATTTCTGCAAATCAGCTAAACATAAACTGCCGTCCTTCGGCAAATTTTCATTATTATACGTTAGAGTCACAAATATATTATCTTCATGACATTTCGATTCATGAACACACCTTATCGCCCATTGTCTGGACTTCTCTAACCTACATCCTATACATTGTCCACAAGGTATAGTAACTGGCATATCCACGTATGCCTCACTTCTACTAAACACTATGCTTCTCTTTCCGGTTTCTTTATTAACCTTCTTACTCTTCCAAGCGCTGATAGGATGGTAACACGCCATTCTACAGCCTTATTCCACCGCGCATTATAGGTCTATACAAGGTATTCTTCCTATGTGTCCTATCAGCGCTTCTTCTAAAACTTCTTCTACTACTCTTCTTACTCATTCCTCTTCTCTTCATCTTTCCCTTCCTTCCTGGGCAATACAAACTTGGACGCCCAGGCCTACTGATCCCCTCGGATCATCTAATTATTTATCAAGTATTGCAAACCAATCGCAATCACCATCCCCAAACTAAACCACAATACGCACATTAGCTTAGTACATTCTCTATAAGTTCATTAACTTTCATAAGCAGTGCGTCATCCCAATCAACTGGTGTTGCTTTAACATAACTCAATACTTTCGGATAAATTCCAACTCTCCAAATCCATCTCATAACTCTTTGTGCCATACTTGGCTCCTTTCATATAACTAGACCTGATCATTCAGGCGTGACTCCCCTTACTTGATGTAACTGTCACGACTGACACCCCTCACTGTGTCACGTTCTAGATAACTCTTATCTTCTTTCTTCCTAACTCCTTATTCCCATAAGGGAGGGTTTACCCCTCCCTCTTTGCAAGCACTATGCTTGTAATCTCTAGATCTGCTGCGTCAATTTCTAATATCTCGCAGATCTCATCTACGGCTTGTCCGTAAACTAACTCTATACTGCTACTTACCACTATTCTTTCGCCTTCAATCTCTCTTCCCAATTGTACTGCATCAAATTCGATAAAATATTTCATTTAGTCCTCCTAGGTTTTGAGCTTTTAGCCGCTTCACTTGTTATAGTGGTTAAAAATCATAGCCTTACTTGGACTTCCCATCTTCTTTTGTCGGAATTGGTGCCTCATCTGGGGTCACACTTCCTATAGGCGAACTTTCATCTTTTTGTAGCGGTTTAGCTAATCCGAGCTCACGAGCTCTCTCCAGATTCTTCTCATCCGCACAGAATGCCACCATTTTCAACGGATCATAACCAAACTCACGCTTTACCCTAGGGGGAAGCGAATCGAACGCCTCATGGGCATTTATGACCTGATTCAGGCTTTCTTGATAACTAGGAACATCAGAAAAATCTCCAAACTCACCCTGCACTTCATTACGCATATGGTCAAGAACACCAGTTCTCTCATATTTCTTCATTATTGCGTTAATGTCGCATTGTTCCTTAAACTGCTGTTGCGTTCTCCCTTTATTCTTTTCAGTTTTACCGCAATGCACTGTAACTCTTCTTCTATCTTTCTTTTCCAATTTTTTAACCATTTAGTACCTTCCCATTCCGCGCCCTCTTTCTTTGCGCTTATTAATTTTTGTTCTTTGTTTTTTTGTTCTTCTGACTTGTTTCAAGTCTTTCACAACTCCCTCTTTTAACCCTCTCCATGTTCTAACTACAGGGTTTTTACTACTATCTTCCGCAACTCTTTCTCTCGCATACTTAACTTTAGTAGGCGTCTCAGCATTACTGACTTTCTTCTCATTGCTTTTAATAACAGCATCATCACTAGCTATGTTTGCCGCTGCCCAAGCAGTCTTACCGGCCATAGCTTTCATAGCCATATCACTCATTCCTTTTAACGCCGCACCTTTTGGATTCACTGCCTCTGTTGTTGCCAACGAGCCGGCGGGGGTACTAGCCCCCGTCGACGAAGCCGATAAAATCGGATTCAAACCGGCTGCCTTTAGATCAGCAACCTGTCTCTGGTGCGCACTATTACTCATCTTCTCCTGCCAAGCTCTATTCTCTCTCGCCAAGCCAATGTTCCTTACATTGTTAGCTTCTGACGCTGCCGCTCCTGACATTGCACCACCTGTAACCATATCTCCAAGTCCTATTTCTCCTGCTCCTGTTGCTTCACCTAACCATTTTCCTGCTAATCCTGTACTAGCTCCCATCATTCCTGTTGGGCTCGCAACTGTTCTCGCAAAACTTCCTGCACTGCTTGCAGCTTTATCTAACCATCCCATCATAACCTCCTATAGGTGATCAATCATTCCTGGCACACCGTATGTCGGCATCGGTCTTGCACACTTTAAATCAAAATATGCATCAAAAATAAATTCTGGTTCACTCGGAACTGCTACTACTCTACTAACTGGCGGTGTATCTTGAATAAAACTGTCATCTAATAACGGTAAAACTGCTCCAAAATCTTGCGCCAAATGCCACGTATCCAACGAAGTGGCAAAATTACTCCTAAACGCACCACAAATAATAGACGGACGGTATCTGTATTCTGCATATCTCTCTTGATATCCAAAAACATCATCATCACTACCCGCACCAATCGCATAAATCTCCTTGTTCAAAACAGCCTGTTCTCCCAAGTGCGCAAATGACGGCCAATAATAATCCCACCTCGTCTGCCTGCTAAACTTCTTGTCAATTCCTGTCTGGTAAGTCAGATCCGCCCTTACACTAACCATTCCAATTATAACACTATGTTCTGTAAAACTCTTCACAAATCCCTGTCCACCACTTGAACTCGTTGCAAACGCTGCCAATTCTCCCTGATTCTCCGTTGCTGTTGCACTTGTGTTCGCTATCGGATGAACATTAATATTACTTGAGCCACCGCCTAAATATTCCGGTCTCTGCAATCTAGCATCTGGACTCGAAACACCAAAATGACTTCTAATTATCTCTGTATATCTCGTTCCACCCCTTGCATCCTTCTCAAACATTCTTTGAATTTGAAAAGCTTCCCTTAATTCATTAATCGTCGCTGCTGTTGCATTAGTCAAATCAGCATATAAAACATTAGCCTCTAAACCTGCTGTCGCGTCTGCCTGTAAAAATGCCTGCGTTGGCCCTGTCTCTAACTTCTGAAAATCAGTATGTACTGTAGAGTACGCTGTTAAATCTGCATTATCCGCAGCTGCATGTGTAACATTAGCACTTGTTCCTAGCGGTAAACTAACTGCTTCACCTTTCTGCGGCCAAGGCAAACAACTCGTAAAATAATCATGCCTCTTTCCTCTTCTAAGCAAAACATAATCTGCCGGGTCATCATCACTATCACCAGTGTCTACTTGAACACTATCCTGCAAATTCTCATCTCTAAACCACTCATTCCAAATCAAATTGTAAGCTCTACTATAGAGCGCGCTTATATTCTCTAAACCTGTCTCTTCTGTCGGTAAACCAAAATAATCAAACAACGTACCATTAACAAAACCTGTTGTACTTAACGGGGCAACCGTATGATCTAAAACAGGCACCAAAAAATTGGTACTGTCACCTGGATCTGTCTGCTCCCCACAAAACTTCTTAAAATTTGCCCAAACTAGTCTTAATGGAACAGCAAAGAAAAAACTATCCATTATCAAATTATCCATAAAGGGCTTCAACGGGGTTGACAATCTCGCAAACGTACTCATATTTAAATTATAGGTATCGCCTGGCAGCGCCTCATCTAAAAATATAGGTATTAAATAACCACTATCAAACGTCGTCTTAATCCCACTCGACCTATCAAACACACTTCTTGGCACCTTTACATCTGGCACTTCACTAAATCTATGACTCATTACACTTTTCATTTTTCCCCTCCACGAGAAAGGGGGCTTTCGCCCCCCTCAAACATTAATCTTTCTTAAATCCCGCAGCCACTGTGGCTTTGGGTATATCCCTTTTAAACTCCT